TGTTCGGCAGTCGGATCTTGAGATTCTCGCCAATCTTGCCGCCGCTCTTTGCAAAGCTGGAGTCGTACTGGAGAGAAGTGGTGTTGGTGAAGGAGAGCATTTCGTGCGCGATACGCACGGCTTCGCGAGTCACCGACGTAGGGGTGAGGATAGTGTTAGCCATTTCTGGGCTCCGTTAGAAGGATTTACGTACCTCCTCCCGCCGCCTTTTAATCCACTCATCCGTGCTCAGCTTGTCCGAGAGCGCGTTGGCGCTTGAGCCTCGGGAGTTGAGCGTGGTCGTGGGTCTCGGTGCAGCAGAAGGCTTTCTGCCGCTCAACGTCGCTTCGATGCGTCCTAGCTCCATCAACTGTTGCACCGGGTGCATGTCTGCAATCCGGTCGGCTAGCTCGGGGTTTTTGCCCAAGTGGTACCAAAGTTCATGGCCTTTCTCGGAACTCAACAGCGCATCCGCCATCACTGGCGTAATGCTCAAGTCATCATTGGTTGTGACCGCCTCGAAGTCGTCATAAGCCTCGGCCCCCTTTTCAAGGATGTGCTCGCGGGCTTCTACGAAACTTCGTTGCTGGTTTTCTTCCTGCGCTCGTGCTTCGCGTTCTTTGGCCTTGGTGTCTGCCTCGTTTAAACGCTTCTCGGCGGCCTGAATTGCCTTGTGCTCGGCTTTGGCCTCGATGAAACTTTCGTAATCATCGAAGTCCTCGCGGCGCGGGGATTTCTCAGGTTCGGGTGTTGACTTGGTGCGGGTTTCCTCTAGTTCGCGCTCTTTCTGGCGAAGTTGTGCGGTGAGTTGATCGATGCGACGTTCAACTGAGCGCCGAGGTTTGCGGGGTGTTTCCGCTTTCGGTTCAGTGTTCGCATCTTCTGAGGTAGTCGATTCCTCTTGTGCCTCTATTTCGGCTTCTGCCTCAATCGGCGCGACTTCGTTTTGATCCATCTAAGGCTCCGGCGACAGGCACAAAAAAGGCCGCAATAAGCGGCCTTGTTTTGGCGTCGAGTTTGGTTTACTGGATGGTTTGACTGATGCCGCCGACGATGTTGCCGGCTGCGTCAGTTTGTACGGCGAGTTGTTTAGGCTTCGCCATTTCTTGCAACATCGCTGCGAGCATTTCGCCCTGCATTTGTGTTGCGCGCGCCAATTCCAACAAGATTGCGTTGGTTTCGGCGGAACTGGTCTGCTGCGCTTCCGTTGAGGCTTGCGCGGCTTGTGAGTCGTTAAACTGTTTCTCGGCTTGCAATTGGAGCTTGGCCTGCGCTTCGAGTTGCTTGACCTGTAACTCTTGTTGCTTCAAGTCGTATTCGAGTTGGGCAATCTGCGCTTCGTGCGACATTTCCATCTGACGGAATTCGTATTCCTGCTGCTTCATTTGCTGTTCAAGCAACTTGCCGTCGATGGCCTGCTTCATCTGCTGGTTTTCTTGCCCCATTTCCTCAAGCTGCATACCTTGCTCTTGCAAAGCCTGTTCAGCTTGTTGGATTTGCTGCATTGCTTCGGGAGGCAGGGCTTCGGCTTCTTCTTCGTCCTGACGAATTTCAGGGGGAATAGTCGCCCGTAAACGCTTGGCCATTTCCTCAGAGTAAGGCCCGTCATCCAGCTTCACCGCGAGGTCGCCTATCACGCCCCACAACGCCGGGTTGCCTTGGAGATAGGCTTGCATCCGTTCTGCGCCTTCCTGGCGTTTGGTGGCGTAGCTTGGGCCCGTGGTCACAGCCACGTCGTACTTACCAACCCCGAGGTTGTACACCTTGGAGTGGTCGCTGCGTTCTTCCATTGCGCCTTGAATCTCAGGGTCGAGACGGGCTTGTTTTGCTTCGCCATCTTCGCCAAGAATTCGCGCAATACGCGGCGTGTCGTAGACCTCAGGGATCTGGCTTATAATCACGCGGCCAGCCTGACGAATCGCCCGGCTCATGTTGTCCGGGTAGTGGAATGTCGCGATGTCGCCGACATGCTGACGCTGGCGAATGGCCGCGCCAGACTTCTCGTTGCTGACTTGGCCGAGAGAAGCGGCGAACTGGCCAATCGTCGCTTGAATGTCCGCATCCGACGATTGCATCTGATTAATCAGTGCAGAATTCGCCCCGACAGGAAATTGACGCTGGGGTGCCGGCATCGGCTGGCCGTCCTCAGAGAAAGCGTTGTAACGCAGGAAAGGCAAGTTTTCCCGATTCGCCGCGCCGAATTCATCTTCATGGCCTTCGACGGCTTCCTCCGCAATCAGCCACGGTGCCTTGGGTTCAAGCGCGTTGCGCTCTGCGATAGCCGAAACGGTGAAGTTGTACATCTGCTGCGCATCTCGAGCACGGCGGACAATGCCATGCACGATGCGGTCGCCGTCGATGTCGTAATCTTCACCGACTACGCGAATAATCGGGATGTACTCGCCGGGTTTTTCGGCTTCCTCAAGAATCTCAGCGCCGGTCATCAAGTGCCATTTCACCCGCTGGCGGGCTACCTTGGCCTCTCGCTGGACTTTTCCAAGGCTGGGGTCGTACTTGTCTGCCTTGTGTGCTTGGCCGTTGACCAGCACATAATCCTCGTCGTATTCCTCAATCCAGAAGTATTCCGCGACACGGACACCGTTGTCGGTAAACCAGCCCGAGGCAGAAGTCGGCCCTAGTTTCTCAATGTCTGCCATCATGGCTTTCGGCCAGCGGCGCTCGAATTCCTTCTTCGGGTACTGAGAGACGACGTAGCAGGATTTAGCGTCACCCCCGGTGATGTCGATGCACCAGGGATCCATGTAGACGGAAAACGGGTTGCGTACAGCCTGAATGCGTATCTCTTGCTCGTTGTATACGGGGTCGGTGTACTCGGTGTTTACCCGAAAGTACCCGACACCCATCATCACCTGATATTCAGCCGCAATCGTATAGGCTTGGTCCGCATTCGATACGTGCTCGATATGACGGATGATGCCTTGGATAATCTCGGCGGTTTCTACGTCGGCCTTATCGTCTACCGGCAAGACCTTGATAGACGCACGCGCTTGGCGCATGTCGTTGAGTATCTGACGGGCGTGGGCCGGTATCTTGTTCACCGTCAGGCACGGACGCGCGCCGTGGGGGTTGTTCTGGCGTGCCCGACGTAGCTTTTCGTCCCACTGGTCAGACGCGAAACCGAATCGAAGATCCTCCAGCCACCGCTCGCGGTTCTGCGCCTCGAATTCGGCAATCTCTTGGAATTCTTCAAGGCAGTCTTTGTGCGATTTCATTAAGCGGCCATCCAGCTATCGCGCCCGGTGTTGTAGTGGTGACTGGTGATTGTCTTTCTCTCTTTCTTCTCAGGCTTGGTCATGCCGGGGAATAGTTCAGTAATCGCCCAGATCAAGGCGTCAGCACGGTTAGGGCTTCGTTCACCCTGATACCCCGTTGTGGTGAACCCACAGAGTTCTTCCTCCAATTCGGAGAAATACCCTACGTGATGCACCTTCCCTTGCTCGTACAGCGCCGATATAGGTTCAGCCCTGACCACCTTGCCCCTTGTCGCGTTGACGGGCTTGTAGGGCGTCCCAGGGCGTGCAGTGCGGATGACGTACTCAACCATCGCGCCGCCGTAGTTTTCTTCTGCCACTACGCGGTCGGCGTCGTGTCTCTCGAAAGCAGAAGTGACAATCTTGCCCCACGTTGCGGGGCCGCATTTCTTCGTTAAATCTTCCAGCAGGTAGGCATGGCCATTGACGCCAAGCGCCACGACAGCGATACCGATTGCGTCATTTTGTGCCGCTTCGTCGTCGCGACTGCCTGACGGGTCAACCGCCACGACAATCCGCTGAAAGTCTGGGGGTTGTTCGTCAATCAACCGATAGCGGTCGATCATCTCGTCATTCCACAGCGCGTTTTCATCACTGTCCGAGAAGTCACCATCGAAGAAGCGCTTCCGATACCGCGCCGAAGCGGTCTCAAGGTCGCGCATAAACTGCTTCGACAGGTTCTTCTGGTTGTCGGCCGGATTCATTTGCAAACACGCGTACTCGTGCGCGTCTTGCAGCTTGCGCTTGGTGTCCGGGTCAACCTTTTTGAAGAAAAGCGAGTAAGTCCAATGGATTTTGGAGGGCGGATTCTCGTCTATGTAAATCCGCTGGCTTAAAGGCTCGCCGGTACGTTCTTCTGCGACCACCTGCGCAGCCCGCAGGCGCACCGTTTGATAGGTCGAATAGGGTATCTGCGAGGCTTCGTTGAATAGAATCGTGGCGAATTCAGTGCCGAGGATCTTTTCAACCCGGTCGGCTTCGTCCAGCCCGTCGAACCACAATTCAGACCCATTCGGCAGGGTCCATATGCCTTCCTGTTTCCTCGGTGTCACCTTCATGCCCGGAAAGCACAACCGAAGGACATTCGGCAGCGTTTGATTCACCACCGTCGAAACTACGGCGTTCTTTCTGTAGCGGGCTATCAAGTGCCGCGAGCCGGGGGCTTTCATTGCCCGCATGATGATGGCGCGCAATAGGGTGAAGGTCTTGGCCGACCGTGTGCCACCGTACAGAAGCGTATAACGCTGGTCTTGCGCCAGAAGCCCGAAGGCTTCTTTCTGCTTGTCGGTTAGCTCAAAGTTTTTCGTCGTCACGCGAGTAATGAATGATAAAAGGCGCTTCGTCGTCGCCCGAATGCTTGATTGCTTGCTTGGAAGGCTCGGCCTTGTCGATGATTTTCCACGACAGGTCGGCTTGCGCCTTGAGGGTCATGCCGTTTTCTTTCGCGTCGATTCGGGCTTCTTCTGTCAGTGCGTAGGCAATGACTTCATGCGGGTCGGCACCGTACTTGAGGCACGCGGCCACAATCCGATCAAGGCTTAAATCCTTGGGCAGTGCCGCGAGGTCGTCTTTACTCATTGTTTTACCGTGGCGATCTCTCGCCCGTTGGTCTTTTCGTAGCGGGGTCGAACTAATGACCGCCGCTAGGTAGTGATTGCCGTTTATCTTGCGGTTCTCGCTGCGGCTGCGGCGTCGGTCCCGACACAAGTCACCGTATGGACGAATCCTGCCGCGTTCTTTACCTGATAATCGGCTGTCTTGGGCGTCGAGTAGCTGAACTGGCCTCCGACCTTCTGCACGTTGTTGGTCTGATCTTCGCCAGCCTGCAATGTCTGGGTCACCTGGCCGCTGGAATTGACGCGCAGCGAATACTTGCCGCTGTAGCCCGGATTGTCATTGCCGGACGGGTCGCCGAGTACGGTGTTGTCAGCCGCATAGACATTGGACACTAACAGCAGAAGCAGCAGGAATATTTTCATAAAAGCCCCAGCAGGATGATCACTGCATTGCGGTTGTTCAG